GGCCAACCGGAGGAGCTGCGGCCGATCGCCGCCACGTTCAACGCCATGCAGGAGCGTCTCAGCTCCTCGTGGGAACGCCAGCGCACCTTCGTCGATGGGGTCGCCCATGAGCTGCGCACGCCGATCACCCTGATCTCCGGCCATGCCCAGAGCCTGCAGCGCCAGAACACCGTCGCGGTCTCAACGTCTGGGAGGCGTGTATCGGCATTTGAGAAGCTAGACGGACAGTACGTGAAGTTCGTGAAGTGGTTGCACCGATGATCCGTCGCCTCGTGCTCTCGACGCTGATCCTATCTGCCTTTTTCTCTGGCCTGCTCATGTGCGCGCTGCGCTAGCCGCTCGGCCTTCCGGTCGTGCTGATGGCCGGCGCGGCGATCCTGCGCGGCGAGGTGGTGCGATGAAGACCGGCGACCGGGTCGTGATGACGCTCGCCGCGCTGCAGCGATTCGGCGCGCGCTACCCGTGGCGCGGCGTGATCGCGCGACAGTCCGGCGCGTCGCACGTGTGGGTGATCATCGACGGGCGCGCCGGGATGCTGCGATGGCATCGCGCATACTGGCGAGTTGAGACAGCAGACGACGTGCGCGAGGTGACGCGATGAAGGCACGCAGGAAGCCACAGAAGGCCGCCAGGAAGGCGCGGCGGACGAAGCCGGGACACGTATCTTACCTGCTGCGTAACATCGACGCTGAGACGTGGGAACGGTTCTGTTACGTCGTGGGAATTCATGGCCAGTCAGCGCGCGAAGTGCTGCTCGAGTTCATCGAGAATCATCAGCAGTTCGACACCTAGACATCTAGGATAATTTGACATACGCACGCACGAGTGTGTATGTTAGATGAGCCACGACGGGCAGCGACTCACGGCCGGCGTCGACGGCGAACGATCCGCGGATACCGGGCACGTCTTAATCCGCAACCTGGGGCCGAAGGCCTAGAGGGTAAGACGGCGCGCCATGCACTTGGCGCGGTCACAGTCTGGGCCAGATCGGGGCGCGTTGCATGCGCGACCCCGTGCGCGAAAAGGCGGCGGCTATACGGCACGCTCGAATCGCGCAGGCTTCCCGTACCTACGGGAGGCCTGTGCCCGTAGGACGACAACTTCCGGCACATCTCAGAGATACATAGAAGTACATCGGCTGCCTCGTCGATGAAATTCCGACGACTTGCGGCAAACTGCGACAACCCGCGACAGCACGTATTGACCTATAGACGTAGGCATCGCATCGTGTTCATGCACGATCAGGGCGGGCGCGCCGCGTTGGTTCGCGCTCCTCGCCTCCCGCACGGCTGCTGACCGCATGTGTCATGCCGTGAAACCATCGCCTCGAGCAATGCGTCGACGCGGTGCGCTCGACCTGATCGCATTTACCCGATGCCGTCTATTATCGAGCGCTTCTCGTCGATCTTTCGACCGTCTCGCAAGTCGTTGAACGACTTGCCGATGCTGCTCGGGACGTCCTGGGCGGCCGATGCGTCGACGCCAGAGGGTGCGATGCGCGTCGCGGCTGTGTATTCGTGCGTGCGCGTGATCTCGGAGACGGTCGCGTCGCTGCCGCTCTTGACGTATACGCGCTCCGGCGAGCGCGGGAAGATGCGCGCCACGACGGACGACCGATACTGGCTACTGCACGATCAGCCGAACGCGGAACAAACGTCGTTTGAGTTCATCGAGACGCTGGTCGCCTCGCTGTTGCTCCGCGGCAATTTCTACGCGATCAAGAAGCAATCAACGCGCGGCCGCAACGCCGGTAAGATCGACGCGCTGATCCCGATCTCGGCCGACATGGTCACGGTGAAGGTCACCGACGGGCCGATCAAGATGATCACCGGGTACGACATCGCCGGCGATCGGTCGTATGCGCCGTCTGAAATCGTTCACATTCGCGCGCTGTCGCTCGATGGCGTCATGGGCCGGTCGGTCGTGCGCGACGCGTCGGATACGTTCCGCGCGGCGCAGGCGGCGCAGGAGTACGGCCGCCGATCGCTCGAGAACGACGCGACGCCGTCGGTCGTGATTCGCCATCCTGAGACGCTCGACGAGGAAGCCGCGAAGCGTCTCAAGGATTCGTGGTCGGAGATGTTCTCCGGGCCGCGGAACGCCGGACGCACGGCCGTGCTCGAGGAAGGCATGTCGATCGAGAAACTCTCGATGACGGCCGAGGATCTGCAGTTCCTGGACACGCGCAAGCTGCAGCGGCAGGAGATTGCCGCGATATTCCGTGTGCCTCCGCACTTGATCGGCGACCTGTCTCAGTCGTCCTTCTCGAACATCGAGCAGCAGGCGATCGAGTTCGTCGTGCATTGTATTCGCCCGTGGTGCGTTCGGATCGAGCAAGCGCTCGGCCGGAAGCTCTTCACGCCGGCAGAACGTCAGACGCTCTTTTGTGAATTTCTCATCGACGGTCTGCTGCGTGGCGACTTGAAGTCGCGTTATGACGCCTACGTAGGCGCGCGTCAGGGCGGATTCTTGAGCGTGAACGACATCCGCGCGCTCGAGAATCTGAACCCGATCGGGCCAGAGGGCGACGTCTACCTGCAGCCGTTGAACATGGCTCCGGCCGGCGCTCCAGTCGCCGGCGCGAAAGGTGGCGAGTAATGTCGATCGAAATGAAGCGCGCCGCAGTGCGTGCGACGCTGCAGGTCAAGGCCGCAAGCGACAAGCCGGCCGACGGTATCGTCGGGAGTTTCTCCGGCTACGCGTCAGTCTTCGGCGTCACAGACTTCGGCGGTGATGTCGTGATGCCTGGCGCATTCACGGCCGCACTGGCGAAGGCCGCGGCCAACGGCCGCATGCCGGCGATGCTCTGGCAGCACGATCAAGAGGAGCCGATCGGTGTCTGGCGCGTCATGCGCGAAGACGAGAAAGGCCTCTACGTCGAAGGCGACATCGCCGACACTGACGAGGGCCGCAACGCGTACGCGTTGCTGAAGGTCGGCGCGCTGTCGGGCATGTCAATTGGGTATTGCATTCCCGACGGATGCTGCGAGCTCGTGAAGGCGCCGGATGGAACAACGGTGTTTCAGATCACGAGCGTGGATCTCTGGGAAGTGTCGCTCGTGACCTTCCCGATGAACGACGCCGCGCGCGTCGAGAGTGTGAAATACGCCGGGCCGTCGATGACCGTCCGCGAGTTCGAGAAGTTCCTGCGGGACGCGGGCAACTTCTCGGCCTCGCAGGCCAAGGCCATCGCGGCGCGTGGGTTCAAGTCGTCGCGGGATGTGAACGACGAGAACGACGAGGAAGTCGTGCAACTGCTGCGCCGGCTGTCGGTGTAGCACATTCTCGCAGACGAAAGGAACCGATATGGATCTCGAACTGAAGACGGCCCTCGACGCACACGCGAAGGCGTGGGAAGCGTTCAAGGCCACGAACGAGCAGCGGCTCGCCGCGCTCGAAGCCAAGGCGCCAACGTACGACCTCGATGTCAAGCTGCGCACGATCAATGAGGCGATCGACAACACGTCGGCCGAGCTCAAGGCGATCGAGCAGCGCATGGCTGCCGGCGCGTCTGGCAAGACGGGCGACGAGCAGAAGGCGGCCGAGCGCAAGTCGTTTGCAGATTTCCTCCGCAAGGGCGCGAGCCCTGAAAGCCTGAAGGCGATGCGCGTCGGTGACGACGCGAACGGCGGCTACCTCGTGCCGACGGCCGTGACCGGGCCGCTCTTCCAGCGCATCTTCGACGGCTCGCCGATCCGACAGATTGCGCGCGTCGTGTCGATCAGCGGATCGGCGCTCGAGGGCGTGACGTCGTACGGTCAGGCCGGCGTGACGTGGCTCGACGAAATCACCGAAGCAACGAACGCGCAGTCGACCACGCCGACGCTTAAGAAGTACCGTATCGACGTGCATGCACAGCGCAGCGCGCCGCAGAGCGGGCAGTTCCTGCTCGAGG